CATAGTGCTCCTTTTTTAGTATTTATTGAAATTTGGTAAAGGTATTATTTGTCAAAGTTGTGTAAAACAGTGACTGGTTTACCCGTTGGAACTGCTGTTCCAAATGTTATATATTGACCTGATGGGTAAGATAAACCTGTTACAGAACTTTTTCCATCCATGTTGAATGTGTTTCCACCACCATTGTTTGCTTCTGTGTTCAACAATACAGTTACACTCAAGTGTGATGGTGTTACTGCTGACACTGTGTATGTGCCGTCATTTGTTGCTGAACCTGATACCACCACAGTTTGCCCAACATGATAACCTTTTGACTGCCAATCAATTAAAGCAGTGTTACCACTGATAAAAGCACCAACTCCTGTAGAATTGTAATTTGCCACAGCACTTATGATATTACTGTTCACATCGCATGGATTTTGTGTTAGTGTGTAATTTGTGTTTGGAATTTGTAAAACGTTTTCAACCATTACTAAAATATTTTCTGGTGAAGTTGGATATCCTAAACCTGATCCAAATCCATCATTTAGAATTCCAAAGTTTACTTCGGTATCATCACCATTACTTAAATTTTGTACAACAATATTTTGTGCTTCAGACAATCTAAACTGTTTCCATACAGGTGCACCGCCACCTAATGATTCATAAACTTCTAGTTGTCTTAATGTTGTGTTGAATCTTAATTGTCCTTCTGTTGGTGACACAGGACGTTGTGCTTGAGTGCCTTTAGGAACCAAAAAAGCACCTGTAGATTGTGCTTCAATTTCTTCGTACTGAGTGTAAATTAAACCTTTACCTCTTAAGAGTCTTCTATTAGTTGATTGACGTTTTAGATATCTCATTACACCTCCAAGTAACTGACCACAACTGATAAGTTGTTAGCACCTGATTGAGCAACTCTGATAAAGTCTCCAGCACCCAACACTATTTTTTCTGTATCTAGTGTAAAAGTTTCTGCTCCAGGTAGCAATGCGTTGTTCACTATCATTGATGCATTTGAACTGTAAGAACCTGTAACAGCGTACAATGTGAAATTACTGTCTTCACCGCCTGTACCATCTTCTGGTCCAACATTTGTTATCAATATAGATGTAACAGCATAACTTTTGCCTGCAGGCACTGTAAGAACGTCTACTGTTCCGTTTACTTCTGAGTTTGTTATTGCCATTGTTTCTCCTTAAAATAATAATCCGAAAAGTAGTGCTCTGTTCTTGCTGATCACTTCTCCTCTTGTATCGTTTGTATTTACAAAATATAATCCTGTATCGCCACCAGATGGTGATTTCGCATACAATTTAACGCCATTGGCGTCGTATAACGGGTCTACAGCAGGATCCTGCACACTTGGTCTATTGTTGATAACGAACGAGTCATTTGCCCTTACTGAGCCCGTGCCCGGTGCTACCAATTCTAAATCTTGATTTGAATTTAATCCACTGATTGTGTCACCTTCGATTCTGACATTACCAATATCTGTGGTTTGTTGATATATTTCAAATCTTGTAGGTTCCCATAATCCTAACAATGTGCCATCAATAGTAACTTCTATTTTAGATGTTTGACCAGATTGACTATTGTCTGTGATTTTTACTTCTGTGTCACCTTGAACTATTCTAGGAAATGCCGCACCAATTACAACAGCATTAATTTCATCATCAACATATTTTTTATTTGGAATATCGTTGTCATCATTCATTCTACTGATGTAGTTTGCTGGCGCAATACTGCCACCTAATCTCAAAGTGCCTGTTCCACCTGGTTCAAAATAAATTGCGTTTGTGTTGTTTATGTTGGCAACTCTTAATGCTAAAATGTCATTACCATCTGCTGATGAAACTTTGAATGAACCATATCCTGGTCCTTGTAATCCTGGTCCTTGTGAAACTGTTTGTGTGCTTGGATTGTTCCAAGCAATTGATTCATCATAAACTATTTGTACATTAGCATAAGATCCTCTGTCTATGTCAACACCTGATGTTCCTTCACCAACACCCGCACCTGCTTCATTTTTGTTTAAGACAATTATGTTGTCTTCAATTTCTAAATTTGTTGTGTTAACAGTAGTTGTTTCTCCTTCAACTCTTAAATCACCTGTGATGTGAGTCAGAGCAGAATCTAATGTAATCTCATTAGAGGCATTTGCTACCTTAATTTTGTAATCACCTGTTTCTAAATAAACTGTTTTTGCCATAGTTTTTTATAATTCAGGGAGTGTTGCCACTCCCTAAACTGTATTTTATATTATGCGTCGTCTGTGAAGTCGTCGTCATCTGTGTTAGCAACGTCGTCATCACCTGCTTCTTCAACTTGTACTTTACCAGCACTAGCCGCCGCAAAATCCCATGCGAGTTTTGTTCCGTCTAATGCGTTTGATCCAGTGGCACTTGGAGCCGCAACTGTCAATGTACGTCCTGATATTTTACTTACACCGTAAGTTTCGTTATCAGCACCTTGTACTGAAATTGACATTTCACCTGCCGTTAAAGCCGCTGGTAATTTACCAGTTGTTAACGTACAAGTTACTTCAGTGTCTGTGGTACCAGTTTCAGCAACTACGAATTTTTTAGATCCTTTTTGCCTTATGATAGTACCTTCAACAACTGATGAACCATTGTGAAAGTTTACTTTGATTTCGTTTGCACCAGCAGTTGCACCAGCCGCCGCTGTTGTAAACAGTCTTTTGTTAAGTGGTCGTCCCATTTTGTTTCTCCTTTTAACGTTCTATGTTATACGGGGATGGTGTTCCCCATAAACTTACAATACATTTGTAAGCAAAAGTATTTAGTCAACCCTTGTAAAAAGGTGCATAAGGTGTGTTTTACTGAAGTCGTTTATTGCTTCATTAATTTTTTTACACATATCTTTGTGTTTTATCTTATAAGAATCTCTTCTAGTTCGTCTGTAATCAACTTCTACTTCAGCAAGTTTTTTTACTTCGCTGTTAATACCTGCACAAAATTTTATAATATCAAACTTGAACTCTGGAGCACTTTTTCCAAGTGTTCTCAGTTCTTGTTCTATTTCATGCCAGTCCAAACTAGATTCTAATTGTTTCATACAATTATTTATAGGGGGTTTTGATTGATTGGTCAAAAAAATAGGGCGACCTAAGCCGCCCTATTTGAATAGTTGTAACGTCTATTGGATTACGAGAACGATACGTTAGATGAAGTAATTGATACTTTACCTAAGTAATCTGCCGCGTTACCAAGAGATGATGCACTGTTTGACAACTCAATGTAACCATATCTTGTCATGAATGACACAACTGGTTCAAAAGTTGATGGATCAAGTACAACACCTGAAGACATTAACGGAATGTATGGGCAATAGAATGCCGCCGCGTCTGCTTCAGATGAGCCTTTGTATCCAACAAGCACTTGGTTGTCATCTTGACCTGAATCAGCCAAGTATGCGTCAACGTACACTCTCATCGCATTATTTAAAGTACCTACAAATTTAGTATTTGTTGGTCCTTCGAACGTACCTTCTGTTGTTCTTGCGAACGCAGAAGTTGTAGCAGACTGAAGGATAGTCAATGCTTGGTTTGAAACCACTGCAAAGTTACCTGCGCCTCTACGTGTTCTTTGTGCGATTTTGTTAGCAGTTCTGTTTATAAGAACAGCCAACGCCGCGTGTTCGTCACCTACGAAAGTTGCAGTACCACTTACACCTGCTTGGTTGTAAGTTTCTTCAACTGACGCTAATGATCTTAAAGACTGAATTACTTCTTGGTCGATTTCAGCAGTAATTTCTTGTGCTAATGCCGCCATGATTTCAGCCTCTACGTCGATGCCTTGTTGTGCTTGAGCATCTTGAGCCGCTTCAAACGTCCAACGAGCAGATAGTTTACGAGTTTTCGCCTCTACTGCTTGTTTTAAGATTTGAATGCTTAACTTTTTACCGGCAGTACCTTCTAACGACGCAGTTGCGTCTGCTTTGTTAGTAGATGCGTTACCTGAATAACCTTCAGCAATTTTGAACGGAGAAAGTGCTTCTTCGCCTGCTACTGCTGAGTCAAAAGTGTCTGCATATCTGACTCTTAATGTGTGGATCTGTGCTACAGGTCCAGTCATAGGTTGTACCCCAACAATCTCGTTTGCGATTGTAGTTGGCATAACCCTTCTAATTACCGGAAGGATAACTCTGTTAAGAGTTGCTACGTTTCCTGAAGAAGTTGCTCCAGAAGTTGCCGCCTCAGCGAGATACTTACGAGTGTTCTCGAGAGTGACATCCATTACAGATCTTTTTGATCCGTTAAGACCTTCAAGAAGTGCTTCTTTGGTTCCTTGCCAGTTTTGGTTTATGTTTTCTGACATTTTTTGTCTCTCCTTTTTAGTTTAATCCCGCTAATCTGCGGAGTTCAATTAAGTTTGAATCAGTATCTTCCTTAATTGCGTGTTTATCGCCTGTTACTTCTGTGCCTTCTGTTAATGCCTTTTTCGCCTTCGGTGCTTTATCTTCCATCACTGCTGGTAGATACTTTTCAAACGCCGTGTGCAATTTTTTAGTTTGAACACTTTCCAAAAGTTCTGACATGATTTCTCTTTTGTCTTTCCCTAAAGGATTTAGCAACTCATTCATCACCTGTGTACGCTCTGCTTTGTCTTCTGCCGCTTTAATTTCAGCGTCTTTAGACTCAACAATAGTTTCCTTCTCTGTGATTTTTTTCTTAGCCTCTGCTAGTTCTATGTCCTTCTTCTCAACTACTTTCATTAACTTCGCAGTTTCTGATTTTTCGTTTAAGTAAGAATTGCCATATTCGCCAGCAAATGCTTCGAATATCTTTCTACCAAAGTGGTTTTCCCTTGAAGCCGTGATATCTTCTTTGAGTTGTTTGATTTCAACTGCTAACTTATTGTTAACAGCATCTTCAACCACTTTCGCAGTACGCTCTACAAACTTGCTCTTAAGTTCGTTGAACTTGGATTTTGCTTCTTTTACAAGTTTAACCTTGGTTTCTGCAAGATCCTTTTTATCTTCTGCAAACTCTTTGATTTCTTTTGCTAGTGCTTTGACCACAAAATCTTCAAGTCTAGTAAAGTTTTCAGTGACTTTTTTACGGTCTTCGTTTAACTCGCCAACTTCTTTTGAAAGTTGTCTAAGTACAAACTCCTGTAACTTATCAGAATGCTCAGAAATTTTCTTTTTATAATCAACAGTTGCTTCCGCAAGTGATTTCTTATCTTCTGAAAATTCTTTGATTTCTGTTTCTAGACGCTCGGATACCATGCGATCAATCGCCTCAATCATATTTGTCTTATCATGTTCGTAGCGATTTGCAAATTCCTCACGGAGTTCAGCAGTAACACTATCACGGTGTTCTTGTACTTTTTGATCCCAAGCACCAGCAATTTGGTCTTTGACCTCTTCACTAATAATCCCAGTTTCAAATAGTTTGTTAAAAACATCACTCATCGTGTTTCTCCTAAGTTTATATTACAGACCTTTAATGACCCGTAACAGTTCTTCTCTAAGATACTTTTGTGCCCTTGTATCTTTCTGTACCTCAGAAGCCATCTTAATCATTCCATAACCACCCTTTGTATTCATCAAGTGTTCATAGATTGGTGTGGGATACGCCCCTGGAGCACTAGGTTGTGCTACCACGTCAACTGTGATAATTTCAAAATCGCTAACTTCACCATTGGATTCGCTAACATTTCCACTACCTCTACTGGATACTCCTAATTTAACTCCGCTTTCCAGCATTGTTTTAACTAGGTTACCCATAGGTGTCGGCAAAATTTTCATTTTGCCAAAACCGTTAGGACCGTCCATCCAACAATCAGTAATCATGTGGGACACACGGTCCAAATTGACTTTTAAATCATCTGGGTGATCAACTTCACCAAGAACTGAATAACCGCCTGAAATTTGATCTTTTAGAGTCTTAACAGCGTTGCCTATCTCGGAGACAGGGTAGATTCGCTGGTTTGCGTTTTTCACACCACCCTGAATACAGATGCCTTTAAGATACAGATCTTTTTTATCTCCTTCTCCTTGAGACTCTAGGGTGACCCTTGCTTGGTCAAACGTCAAATTTTCACGCAAGTATGCCATTTAGCAAACTCCTTTAATTACTCAGCACTCTTTTTAACAGATGCTGGTTTTAGACTGTCGCCGGCTTTTGAACCTGGTTCATTCTCGAAAGATTTACCCATGTCTTGTGCCTTTGGTGCAGTACCGCCCTTTTCCTCTTTGCTTTGAGCAATATTCTTGCCGTCAGCACCAGAATCAGCGCCACCTTTCGATGCTACTGGACTGGCTGAGTTATCAGCGCCTTCTTTGTTCGACGGAGCAG